CATTACTTAACCTCTCTAAAAAGTGTAACTGCCATTGACTCTGGACAAACATATCTTTCACCAGATTTTATGTCTTGAATGATAAAAGGCTTTTTTCTAGCACGAGGCTTAAAGCCAACTAATTTGTATTCTTTGTTTCGACTATCTTTTCCAATAATAGAAACGTCAAGAGCAATTTCATAAGCACTCTTTCTTCTATTTGATAATTCCCTGGCTAATGCTTTTTGTTCTTCTGTTGGAGCATCCAATAAAGATATTCTAAAGCCAGTAAACTTAAATGAGTTATCGTCATAGGTTGCATTGCCTAATTCAAACCTTAAATTGTTATCCTCCATAATGACAGACAATGAATCATTAATCATCTGGCGAACTTCTTTAATAGTTTTAGGGTTTATTTCTGTAATGTTATATTTTGTTATCCTCCATAATGACAGACAATGAATCATTAATCATCTGGCGAACTTCTTTAATAGTTTTAGGGTTTATTTCTGTAATGTTATATTTAGTGTTCATTTTATTTCCTTTTGGTTAGTCCAACAAATGTTGGGGTTACATGAATTATAAACGTAAGTAATACAAAAGTGTAGAAAGTTTGTACAATAAACTATTTGTCGTACAAAACACTATTCAATTATTTGTACAAATCCTTATTAAAAGGTTTTAAATAAGAGTTTAGTTTTTTTGATCCTGGATTCTAGATAAGAATGATTCTTGTTTAGTAATGATAGTGATTATCATTTGGAAATTATCAATATTATTTTGATCGCTCAAACGACCGCATTAATTTTTAATTAATTAATGGTAAATGGTTGGTGTTTCCAAAGTGTATAGAATCTTCCCCCTGCTACTTTTTTCCTGTATTATTATTTATGTCAATTTTGACATTTAATAAAAGGATTATTTTTATGGATACTTTAATAATACATTTTGGGGTTTTTATTTTGGGCGTTGTTTTTTCATGCCTAATTTTTATGGCTTGTTTTATGCCTATATATAAGACACTTAATAAAAGGAATAAATGATGGATAAATTAACACTACAATTTTTAAAGCAGTTTGTTGATAGCAAACTTAACCAAACCAGAACACCAGACTTATTTATGTGGTCGAAAGTTTCTGAATATATTAATACACAATTAAAGGAGTCAAACAAATGAAAGTTTCTAACATAACAAATAGTAATGGCAACAAAGTACCAAACCAATTTTTAATAACTGGTGATGGTGATATAACTTTTCAATCATACAAATCTACAATATTGAAAATTACAGGTGGACAGGTTTACCTCGATTCTTACTACTGGGATTATTCAAAGACTACAAGCAAATATCGTAACCAAGTACTAAGAGAAACAACCAAAGAAACACAAGCGAAAATTAATAGTGGTGAATACATTTTGACTGAACTTAACTACGGAGATAACTAAGATGGAAAAGCAAACAGAAATAATAGAGTCAATGACATTGTCAATGAGAGAATATAGAAGTATGCAAAGGGCTACAGAAGATGAAGCAAGACTTGACATTCTTTCACATCTTGTAGGCAATGCTTATATTGATGCTTATGATTGTAAAGATGTTCTGGAGTGCTACTCACTCGAACCTCAAGCCTTGAAAGAATATACTTTGACATATCATGATGATGACACAACTAATGAGTACTTCAAAGAGTTATATTGTGAGTTTGGTTTGCTATGTGATGAGTGCGAAGAGGAACTGGACGAGGATAGACTTTGTGGTAGTACAGAGTGTGAGATGTGTGATGATTCATACCTTACTGAAGAGCAGATTGAGGAGCGTGAAGCATGAAAAATCCACATCATAAAAGCACTCAATATGCAATGCTATATTTTGCGATTAGTAATTACATCATCCAACCTTCGGAGCTTATAGCTATCGTTAATGAATTCGATATTAATATAGATAATTTGAGAGTTAATATGCTTTCACATAATCTAATATATATTGAAGAGTTCTGGGAAGAGTACCAAGACCAGATTGACAGTTATAAGTAAACAATAACCAAGGATAAAAGCCTCCTTAATTGGGGGCTTTTTTTCGTCTGTAATAAATGCTAAAACAAAGATTAATAAAAAGATATAGCAATACTCAACTAAAATATAAAGTGTCCGTTAAATGGCATCCTTGGAATTATTAGCCCATAATAAATATATTAAAAATAGTTTAATAAAGAGTGGCATCTATTGGATTTTGACATTACAATCTTATAGTATGTATTTCATTCCTTAGTTAATCCAATCATTAAACGATAAACAAAAGCCTTTCTTCACAGAGGCTTTTTTATTATCTCAATACTATTTAATAACTATTAAACAATAGCCTTTTAAATCTAATATTTGACCCATAGAAATTAGGCAGCCATACAATAAAACATCACTAATATTTTGATCACTTCAATTAATTAACATTAAATAAACGAATAAATATTTATTATCCAACTCTTTTATTTTCTAATATTAATATTAATAATCATAATAATTATTAATAACCAACTTAATTACTAAGGTATTTACTAACAAGTTATACAATAGTTATAAACATTCTCTTGTTTCCTGTCGATCAACTTAGTTTCCTGTCAAGTAAATGATAATGATTATCATTCGCATAAAGAGGGGCCCACCACCTATATTTTTTTAATTTGTTACTGGTATAGTACCCCTACCACAAAAAACGAAATTTCAAAAAAAAGGGATATTTAGACTATTAAGTGTTATACTTTGCACATGAATAAACGACCACCACCTCTAGCTGCTACATCTCCCTTTGAAGCACCTACTACAGAGCCTGTAAAAAAACGAGGGAATCCAAATTTCAAAAAAGGTATGACATCCTTAAATCCAACAGGTAGACCCAAGGGCTCTGTTAACAAGTATGCCGCCCTCTCTAGAGAACTAATGAATGACAACGCAGTAGAGATAGTTGCTGTTGTATTGCAAAAAGCCAAAGAGGGTGACGTACATTGTTTAAAGATGTGCCTTGATAGAATATTACCTGTACATAAAGCAGTAGACTCTACAAGAACTAAAAGCGATGCCCAGGTAATTATTAATGTAGCTTCGATAGATTCGATACAACAAAAGGCTAGTGAGTACGATGAAGCCGAATTAGTAGATCCTGTAGAAAAAGATGACGATGAAGTAATCGTTAATGTAGGAAGCAATGGCTGAATTAAACATTGATTTACATCCTGCCCAGTTAGAAATATTCCATTCTAAAAAACGCTTTAAGATAGTTGCTGCAGGGCGAAGGTTTGGAAAGTCCTACCTTTCTGCTTGGTTATTATTAATTAACGCTATTCAATCTCCTTCTAAAGATGTATTCTATGTAGGCCCAACCTTTCAACAGTCCAAAGATATTATGTGGGCAATGCTTAAAGAGTTAGGTAAAGACTTGATAGCCCAGGCCCATGAGAACACAGCCGTATTAACTCTTATTAATGGTAGGAAGATATACCTTAAAGGCAGTGATCGACCAGATACTCTAAGGGGCGTAGGCTTGGCATATGTCGTGCTCGATGAATATGCTTCTATGAAGCCACAGGTTTGGGAACAGATATTAAGGCCTACACTTGCGGACGTGCAAGGTGGGGCACTCTTTATTGGAACTCCCGCAGGAAAAAATCATTTCTACGATTTATACAAAGATGCTTTTGAAGATGAAGAGTGGGATGCGTTCCAATACACATCAACAGATAATCCTTTTATATTAGAATCAGAGATTAACGCTGCCAGTAAGACTATGTCGTCTATGTCATTTAGGCAAGAATTTGAGGCATCTTTTGAAACTAACTCTGGCGGCATATTTAAAGACGAGTGGTTTGAAGTAGCAGAGGAGCCAAAACAAGGACACTATGTTATTGCTGTAGATCCTGCTGGTTTTGAGTCTATAGAGAAAGAGCGTAATTTAAAAAGATCCAGGCTAGACGAAACGGCTATTGCTATTGTTAAGATAGATAGAGATAAGTGGTGGGTTAAAGACATACTACATGGTCGTTGGAATGTAAAAGAAACGGCTAAAAAAATTCTTTCATCTGCGATGAAGGTAGAATCGGCTACTGTCGGTATTGAAACAGGATCATT